ATGAACAGACAATACTATGAGCGTAATGGTAAAACAATGCTCGATAGTTTCAAAAAGAATTGGGAATGTCCAATTAGAGTATACTCTGAGGAGAAGATTGACTTTGAGGATAATCTTAAAGTTAAACAATATGACTTGTTTGAGTTAGAACCAGAGTGTAAAGCATTTATTGAAAGACATAAGGATAGAGGTGATCAACAAAATCCTTTAGAGCTACATAGAGGTGCTGTAAGATTTGCTTACAAGACATTCTCTGTATTTAATGCTGTAACTAATGCTCCTGGTGATTATGTTGTATGGATTGATGCAGACACATATACTCATACACCTTTTAATAATGATATTATTAGATCCTTGATTGAACCTGATTGTCTTGCTTCATATCTTGGTAGAGAGAATAATTATAGTGAATGTGGTTTTGTTATCTACAACACACAACATCCAAGATTCTATGACTTTATTAGTTCGTGGAAGATGTTGTACTTAGATGATAGTTTGTTTAAATTAGAACAGTGGCATGATAGCTTTGTATTTGATCAGGTGAGGAAGGCATATGAGCAGCAAGGTGTTAAGTTTAAGAACATTACCCCGGAAGGTAAAGATTACGATCACGTTTTTATTAATAGTATACTTGGTGATTATATGGACCATATGAAAGGTCCAAGAAAGAACGAAGGTAAATCTCGCAAGTCAGATTTATATACAAAAAAAAGTTCGGAATATTGGAATTAGTTGTTGACTTAATAACTATTATCAGTGATAGTATAAGCAAGGTTAGAAAAGAGGAGATACCTATGAAAAAGATTAGTTTTGCTTCACTGTTGGTTTTAGCTTCATGTCATCCAGCTTTTGCTGGTTCAGCTAACATTAACGATCACTTTATCAACAAAGTGACTAACATTCCTAATACCACACAGCAGTGTGAAGTTGTTGAAGTTCCTGTCTATGGTGGGAATGGTGACAAGACTGCCGATGCTCTTACTGGAGCTATTATTGGTGGAGTCATTGGTAACAATGTTACTAAGAATGTTGATAATGGTGGAGCAGTAGGTGCTCTACTTGGTGGAATGATTGGTCATTCAAATAGCAAAGCTGGCCAGCAGATTGTTGGCTACAAGCAAGAAACACGTTGTAAGAATGTTACCACATACACTCAGCAAACACAGCAAGTGTATAGCCATTCAACAATTACGTTCTTCTATAATGGTAAGCAACAAACTGTAAGGTTCCAGAAGTGAGTTGTACTCTCATAACTGGTGGGTTTGATCCCATCCATTCTGGCCACTTGTCCTATATAAAGGCCGCTAGCAGTTATGCTGGAAGACTTTATATAGGATTGAATAGCGATGAGTGGTTAGTGAGAAAGAAAGGCAGATACTTTATGCCTTTCGAAGAACGTAAAGCTGTGTTAGAATCACTACAATGTGCACCAAATGTGTTTGGTTTTGATGATTCAGATAATACAGCTATCAATGCTATTCATCATCTTGCATCTATTGAATCAGATAACATCCGTTTCTGTAACGGAGGAGATCGAACATCTACTAACATTCCGGAACAAAATTCTACATATCAAACAAATGTAGAATTCTTATTTGGAGTTGGTGGTAATGACAAAAAGAATAGTTCATCTTGGATTCTTAACAATTATGAAAATCAATGGGTAGAAAGACAGTGGGGTCGTTATAAGACTGTCCACAACATTGATGGTGCACGTACAAAGATCTTTGAGATAATGCCAGGTAAGTCTATGTCTATGCAAAGACATGAACATAGAAGTGAAACCTGGACAGTACTTAAAGGTGTAGCTTCCATTCAACTAGGTGGTGATTATATTATGAGACTTAAAGAACAACAATCTCATATAATTAGACTTGGTGAATGGCATAGAGGATTTAACGATTCGAATGATAAATGTGTTGTCTTAGAAACCTGGTTTGGTGATAATTTAAGTGAGCAAGACATCATTCGTAATGAATCTCTGCGTAGCTCAGCTGGATAGAGCAACGGCCTTCTAAGCCGTGGGTCGGGAGTTCGAATCTCTCCGCAGAGGCCAATTTGGAGTATGATATGACTGAATTTAGTGATGGTATATTTAATGTAATTAGACGTAGCAGTGCGGCCTTAGCAGTAATCTATACTCTAGGTCATATCATTATTGCTATGTCAGTAGTAAGTATAGTTACCAACGCTAGTTTGTTTGAGGCAGGTGCAGTTGCATTAATTGAACCTGCAATCAATGGTTGTTGGTTCTATGTGTTACATAAAACCTGGACTGTATGGAATGCAAAACATGTCGGAGATGATTAAAATGGTTCAGTTGTATGAGCGTCGAATAGAAAATGCATATACTGCAAGAGATAATTGTAAAACAGACTCTTGGGGTTATAACTATTGGGAGGGTGTTGCAGGTCACTTACTTCACAGTCTTAACACACGTATGCACTCAAAAAATCTTAGAGACATTAAAGTCGAATATGTGAAAGGAATTAGAAAACATGCCGTGGCCACGAAAGAATAGACCACCGTCAGGCCGTCGGAAGATTGGTTCTAATAAAAGGAAAAACCGTAACAAAAGGAAGAACAAAAAATGAGGTTTACATTAATTTGTGATGATCGTGATTATGATGAAGAAGACGATCTTGGTTTGGTTCCACTACAAAGAACATTTGATTTTGAAGCAGGTGATTTAAAAAAACTTGCAATGGGTCTTGCAGAAGCTATTCGTGGTTGTGGTTTTAATTATGTTGATAAAGTAGTCTTTGTTAAAGACAATGGTGACGAAACTTCATCAGACGATATAGTAGATGATGGCATTGTAGATGTTGAAGACTTACTCAAAACATTTACTCCAGAAAAAAAAGTTACAAAGTTTAGGGTGATAGACAATGGGAAAGAAGAAACAAAGGACAAGCCAGATAAGTAAAGGGGAGCGCCGTACCGTGAGCAAACAACTTACCAAAGCAGCTCGTAGAGAATACAAGCAAGATCTTTCAAAAGTTCATGCAAATAAAATGAAAGCATTCTTTGCAGGAAAGGATGCGTACGTAACAGTTCCTAATCCTAATACTAAAGAAACCAACAAACGATTTATCAAAGTCAGAGTTCAAGATGAATGGTTCAAAGGTTCAGATTTCAAATCAGTATTGGCTGGACCTAGAAAAAGAAAGGCATCATCTGATGACGAGTAAATGAAAAAAGATCCATTTGACAAGATAGATAAGTTTGGAATGCAATTGTTATTTGCATTCTGTTTTGGTGTGTTTATTATTTTGGCAGCTAGAGCAGTTGCTGAACCTGTGTGGGTTCAAAAACCTATACAGTGTGACACTATAGAAGAAGTTACAAAACACTATGAACTTGGCACCAAACTTAAACCACTCTTTGTTGGAGTTGCTGTAGTAAGATCTCAACAAGGCAGAATTCCAATGCCAGTTGCATTTTTTCTTGATCAAGATTCTGGCAATTGGATATTCTTAGAATTTGGATTTGATGGCCAACAAGAAGGATGTGTTGTCAGTTTAGGTGATGGCTGGGATCCTAATGTTGATGAATATGAATTACCTAATGGAGAACTTAGTGACAAAACTGAATATAACAAACAGGAAAGTTGAAGACAAACCAGGCTTTCCTCTGTCTAAGAATAAGACAGACTGGGGTACTGACGAGTTAGCTAAGAATGCTAAAGGTGGTACCGAGATGATGAAAGAGCAGCTATTCAACAGGCTGCCTGATGATCTAAGAGATTACTTCCAAGTTATTTGTTCTCGAGTAAGAGACTTACAAGATAAACCAAGAATTCTTTGGTTGCATGATCTGTGGGCTGATCCAGAAGCAGCACATCTTAAAGATCCAGAAAGCCGAGAAAGGTTTGAGAAACTTGTATTTGTTTCTAACTGGCAGTTACAAACTTATCAGATGGCACATAACATTCGATACAGCGAATCTGCTGTTATGCGTAATGCTATTGATCCTATTCCAGATCATACTAAGCCAACTGACTGTGTAAACCTAATCTACCATACTACACCTCATAGAGGTCTTGGTCTCCTCGTTCCAGCATATGAAGCATTGGCAGAAGAGTTTGATAATATTCATTTAGATGTATATAGCTCTTTCAATGTGTATGGATGGCCTGAGAGAGATAAGGAGTATGAATCGTTGTTTGATATATGTCGTAATCATCCTAAGATTACGTATCACGGCGCTCAACCTAACTCAGTGGTAAGAGAAGCCCTTCAGAAAGCACACATCTTTGCTTATCCGTCTATCTGGCAAGAAACATCATGTATTGCAGCTATTGAGGCTATGAGTGCAAAGTGTGCAGTTGTATGTCCTAACTTAGCAGCATTGCCAGAGACTACTTCTAACTTTGCAGCAATGTATCAGTTTGATGAAGATCACCAGACGCATGCAAATAGATTCTATGCAGTATTGAGATCTGTCATTGAAAATGTTACAACAGAGAACTCAATTAGAAAGTTGGAGTTCCAAAAGAATTATACAGACGTATATTATAATTGGGACTTTAGAGCAGAAGAATGGAAAGGCTTATTGTATTCAATCATGGAGGGAAAGAAATGAGTCAAGTTGCTATAAAAAAACGAGGCTGGTTATATCACAATGAGACTGATAGCAGTAGAGAAGAAATGGGTTACAGAATCAAAACCCATATCAATAGAATGACAGATGAAGAGTTAGTTGATATTCTTGTTGACATGCTTGACACAAGCAACAAGTTTCAAAGAACGCTTGCACTTACAAGAGAACAGTGGAAACAATATGAATCAATCCACTCTAATATTCTTACTTTATTGGGTGACTACATGAATGTTAAACAGCAGCTTTCGTTTCAAGAAGGTCCTCAAAGTCGGCGTAATACAAACCTCTAACATTAATTGCATCAACCGGGTGTAGATCTTTTGTAGTATGTGGAAACACAAAATAGAAGTCTACACTCGGATTGTTTCTAGCAAAGTATCCCAAATAACCAGTACGATTAATTGAGTCTGTATATGATGCATGAGTCTCTGGTCCATATGCATTCGTACCTTCATACACATTGGATGTTGACTGTTCAGCATCTGCAATCAAGAAATCAAAACCAAGACAGTATAAAGTATTACAACCTTTGCGGATTGCTTCCTGCATAGCATTCATACCAGCATTGCTTCTTGGTTGCATAGGATTATATTCTGCTGGCTCGTACTGTTCATGTTCTGGTGGAACAATAAATCTATCTTTTGGATAATCACTTTTGTTAATCTCGTTGATAATCTTTTCATCAATAGCTACAAGATAGTCTGGTAAAGACCAGTCCTTATACCAATCTCTGTATAAAGCATTACAACCTACAACAAGGCCTTTACCAAACGTAGTTCTCAAACGAGAAAGATCAAAATGTTGTCTTGATCTTCCGTTGCCAATAATGTAACCTATGTCACTCATAGAAGTTTCCTTTTAGTATTGAATAGTCCATGACATCTCGCTTTGAGTATTTTTTCCTACGTTTGCGAGTTGAGAAAGTAAGTGTTTTCGTTTTTTGCTGTTTAGAGGGTTTGTAATTATCTTCATAATCAGATTTGCTTTTCTTGTAAGTACGACCCATTTTCTTCTAAGATCCTCCTTTGCTCACCATCCCTGGCTGATGCCAGGGAATGCCTCCTTCATCAATTCCTTACTTAAATTTTTATATGGCATCTTTCCATCTTTAATTGAACATAACAATTCAGCATCATCACAATCAATTGATTCTAACAACTGTACAAACTGTGTCTCTCTTTTAAGAGGACTCAAATCTCTATACTGAGGATTCTCAACAAAGAT